ATATTTTCTAATTCTTCTTTTTCTTCTTCTTCTTCTTCTTCTTCTTCTTCTTCTTCTTTTTCTTCTAATTTATTTTTAATATAATCTTGTTCTTTTAATATTTGTTCGTAAGTCCATTTTTGACTATCGGTTAATTCATCAATATCTCCTGCCATTTTAAAAAAATTTTTATTTTGTTTATAAGTTTTTTTTAATTCTTCTTCATCTAATTTATCAAGTTCAGATTTATCTAACCCTACATATTTATCATTATATATAGTTCCTCCGCTTATCGGTAAATATGGTTTATATCCTAATCCTCCTTTTCCTATAAATAATGGTCTATATGGATTTATACCATCAACTATAAACATTATATCATCAATAGTTTTCATCATAATATGTATATTAATATCTTTATAACTTAATATTATTTCTTAATATAAATTGGTTCTTGCAAGGAAGATGAACCCATATCTTTAAAATCTTTTTCTAATCTTTTTTTAGTTTCAATTAAATCTGCATATTTAGTTGATAAATAAGTTTTTCTCATTTGATTAACACCTGCTTTCTTACCAAATAGTTTGTTTAATCGTTGGTTGAGTTTTACATTTGATAAAGGTTTATATGAACTATCAAATAATAAATATTCTGTAGGGTTTATTTTTATCCATTTGTTTAATATAGTTTTTAGTTCCTTCGGTATATCAAGTTTTTGTTGTCCGTAAGTTTTAGCGGTTTTATAAGAATTAAATACAAATTCATTCTTGTCAATATAATTATCATCAGTCTTATTAATTTTACTAATTTTTAATTTTACATAATCCTTACTTCTTCTTGGTGGAATATAAAAACCTCCAAACAATGATAATATAATATAGTTTTGTATATCTTGATAATCACTTGCTGTTAAATTTTTCTTTTTATATAATAAATTAGCATTTGTTTTTAGTTCTTCATATATCTTATCTAAATCATCTTTTTTAACCCAATTTTCTTCTTGAGTTTTTGTTTTAGTTTGTTTCGCTTCTTCTTTATTATATTCTTTAATATCATCTAACATTAGTTCTCTATAATCTTTATTGTCTGTAATAACAACTAAAGCACTCAATATAGTTTTTCTTTTGTTTGATGGTAAATTTTTTAAATGTTTAATAATTTTATCACTTTCATCAAATTTACTTAAATTATATGTTTTCTCGGCATCTAAACCAAATATTTTTTCATATAAGTTTCTTAATATACTTTCATAAGTTTTTAATGATGATTTGCTTATAGTTGGTCTTTTTTCTTTTAATAAATTAATTATTGCTTCGCTCATAATGTATATATTTTAATATAATGTTAATCTTTAAATTAATTTTGTTATTAATATTAATAACAAACATATAAAATAAAATCTATATGAAAAACTTACTTATTTTTACTATATATACTTTTAAATTGTTTATATTGTTTTTTTTATTTTTATTTTGTTCAAACATACATACCACGACCTTCTACTTCTCCTCCATCATTATATCTTTTATATTGTGGAGGCAACATAAATTGCATGTGAAAATTAGCCCCATAAGGTTGAGATTGTAAAGCAGGAGGTAATAAATAGTCTTGTGCTATTAAACTTCCTCTTCCTCTAATTAAATTACTATGTAAGCCAGTTCCTCTTGAAGGAGGAGCGAGTGGTTCGTCCCAATATCTCTTAACAGGTGGTTGAGTTAGTTGCCCATGAACTACAGCATTATGCATTTTACCAAGTTGATAATTTGCTTGAGCCGTAGCCATATTAGCAAGTCTTAACGCGTCATGAGCGTTCATTCCTCTTCCTTGTGGATATGCATATAATCCAGCACCCATACCTAATCCTGTTAAACTTCTTGCTCTTCTAACACCACTTCTTACTCCTCTCTTCAAATCACCTAAAACTCCTAAACCTGTTAAACTTCTTGCTCTTCCAATACTACTTTTAGTTAGTGATTTAGCCTTTTTTAAAATATCACCAATACCAACACCCTGCACATTCTTATGTGCTATGTCAGCACCAATATTCATTAGTTTAGCCATTCTCGGGTCATCTCCGTATTTCTCCGCTCCTTGCATGTGTAATTCTGCTATGTCTTGATGTAATTGTTCTTTACCCATTTTTTTCATTTCTCTTGTTAATGGTCTTAATCCTTTTTCAATTTTTCTTAAAGTTTTATTTCTTGATAATTTTCTTAATCCTCTTTTGATTTTCTTAAAAATATTACCACCTTCCATATATGGTAATTTAGTATGTCCTTCGTCTGCTTGTAATTCTTCGTGTTGTTCAGGACTTATAGATTGGTTCATTTCTAATTCTTCAGGAGATAATTTAAGTTCTAAACCTTTATCTTTCTTAAAGGCTCTATTAACTAAATTATAAGTAGAAGGATTAACTACTAAATTAAAACCAGTTCCTTTTTTAACTCTAACTGGTAATCCTTTTTTTAACTTTCCTAATTGTCTTGTTGATGCGTCAAATGAAATTAAATGCATTATTATGATAATAATGTATTATATAAATAAAAATTTAAATGCTTTATTTTATATATTTTTTTAGTTTGTATTAAAATTAAAATTATTTTTTATTAGGTGTTTAGACGCGAGCTCCAGTAAGCACATCTAAAGAAATCTGTACGCCATATTCAATAAATACCCATAAGTTAATTGATTGAGTAGAATAATTAGTTCCAATGATTTGAACTGATTTAGGGACTGATTGTTCTACAGGCAACATTCTCTCAACATTGACATAATAGAAACAACAAGAGTTTTGAAAATCCATAAAATCAATCAATCCACTTGTTAAACCATCAGTTAAACCTCCATTAACAGCGTTTTGTCCGTATAATTGATTATTCCATTCTTCAAAAGTATATCTTTGAGTATTGTAAATAGCATTTTGACCACTGATTTGGACATTGAAGTTTCCAAGTGTGACCATCGGAGCAGTAGTTCCACAACCTGCAGTATCAAAAGGAGATTGAAATTCTTGATAAGCAGTAGTTCCTGTAGCAGTAGAATAAGTAAAGAATGGGATAAGTAAAACAGATTTAATATTAGCAATACCATTGGTAATAAGTTGGTTGAAATTTACTCCAGAACCAATATTTAAAACTTGGTATTGGTAAATATCAGTATATTTAATTTGTTTAATATTTTGAGATAAATATGCCTGTTCAAAAGAAGGATTGAATGTATAGGCAGGGACATATAAATATACTGATTTAGCAACATTACCCTCTGCGTAGGCAGTATTAGAAGTAATGTTAGTATTATAACTTCTTGCTCCAACCATCAAATCGTAATATAAAGTTCCTGATGCAGGAGCACTGGCATCAATTAACCAATTATTACCAGTAGGCACTGATGGGACTAATAAAGGTTGAACACCTCCAATATATGATGTAGAAGTCCAAGTAGTTGATAATAATGGATTAGCAGTAGCACCAGCGGTAAAAGGGATTGATGCTTGAGAGTTATTTAAATTGAGTGTAATTTTCATAAAAACACCTTTCAATAAAGGACACATATTGAAAAATGAATGTATATGCTTTAAATAAATAGTTGCCATAACCGAAATTTGAATAAATCCTTTTAAAGTTGATGATGATTGAGATTGAGATGAAACATTTGATTTCCATATTTGGGTCATTGTAGCATTAGCAACACCGACACTTCCATAAGTTAAAGGAGCAACAGCAGAACTTGTATTTTGACTGCCTGCGAGATAATCAAAAGCAATCCACTTATTTCTATATGATGCACCTACATTGCCTCCAACTTCAGTTGATTGTTGATATTGATTATATGAATTAAATCCTCCACTTGCATTAACAGCAATATCAATAATACCATAATCATTATTACATACAGCAGTTCCACTACCTGATGCAGCGTTAAAGTATTTCCACGCTCCAGCAGTATCAGGATAAAATCCAATTGAAGAGCCTTGAGTAGCAACATCACCCCAAGATAAAGTGGTTAATAATTTAAAACTATTCCACATTTGACAAAAAGGAGTTTGTTGAACTATAGTTGTTCCGTTATAGTCTAAAGTCATTGAATGAATGATTTGACCGAACCAATTTTTTAAACCAATACAATTATCATCAACTTTAACTCCTGTTGATTGTCCTACAACACTTGAGGACATACTTAATAACATTGGAACAGCAAGGTATGCTTCTCTATAACCGATATATTTATTACTATTAGCAATTTGAGATGTGTCAATAATTGACTGATTGTTTTGATAATTTTGATTTTGATTATCTAATATGTTAATCCAATCTTTTCTAATAAAAACATTAGGACTTCCTTCTACTTCTTGACTTAAGTCAAATACGAGTTTATCACACGACATTTTGTTCTATATAAGAATATATAAATATATTTTCTTATATTGTTTTCATTGAAATTAAAAAAATAAAAATAATATTGATAAACATAACATATTATATTGACAATGTTATATTTTTCATTTTAGGTTTTGATGTAGGAGGTGCTATATTAAGATTTTTTAATTTAGAAGTAATTTTGTCAGCAAGTCCTTGTCCTTTAGTTTTAATTTGTCTGGGTTGATTTGTAGTTGCATAATAGTCATCTAAAGAAGAATAAGAAGATTGACCGCCCATACCTCCATCAAGTAGAACTGCTCCGTATCCAGAACCAACTACTTTTCTATGAAGCGATGACATTTTAGAGCCGTTAGGTAGTAATATATGTTTAACCATTTGTATAAGAGATTATATTAATATTTTTTTATATTAAAATTTTTCTTTTTCTGTTTTTTCTTTATTTAATAGTTTTTTATATGATAATAAACTTCTTTGAATATACTCAAGAGATTTTATTTTATCTTCTTTTAATCTATCACTTGAATTAGATAATTTAACACTATCAAATAGTTTTTTTCTATCTTGTTCTAATTCATCTAACCAATTATTGATTTTATTTTCATTAATACTATAGTCAGTCTTTAACATTTATAATATATATAAAATATAGATATTCTTATATTGTTTTAGTATATAAAAATATAATATTTAAAAAAATCATTAGAATAAGAGATTTGTCGTTGATACGATAATTAGAAATAAGAAACTTTTTATAATTTATAAGAAAATTCAAAAACCTTAAAATTTCTAAAAAGTTTTCTTATTTCTTATATCGTACTAACGGCAAAACGACAAATCATTAGAATAAAATAATAATAATAATAATAATATTTACTTTGTCCCTAAAAAACTTTCTTCCTTATCGCGTATAGATAATATAATAGTTAAATTAGGGTCATTAAGAGTTATAGGTTGATTATCAATTCCTAAAAATTGAACTCTTAATTGATTATAAGTTCCGTCTATCATCTTATTCCACATAAAGTTTGGTGGTCTTTCTATAATTTGTTCTCCTATAGCAACAGATGGAGTTATAGAGTAAATAACACTTGATGGTTGAGAGTAAGGATTATTAATATTACTAATTGATAAGAATATAGAAGAGTTAGGTTGGACATCAGGATAAGTATTAGATAAATATGATAAAGTCCCCGCTCCGTCTTTAGAAACATAATTATTAGATTGAGATGGAGGTGTTGGAGGAGTATATCCATTATTAACATTCCCATTAGTAGAAAAACCAGCCGTATAACCTACAATTAAATTAAAGAATTGAGGAATAGTAATAATTGGATTAAAAGTTTGAGTTGGAAAACCTGCAAAATTACTTGGTTGAACCCAATTTGTTGGTAAAGCTGTTGGAACTTGAAATGTATTAATTTGAACTGCGTATCTATTAGGGTTAATAATCATTTCAGCGTAATAAACATTATCACCACTACTATTAATAAGATATGTTCCATTATTAATCATCGTCCATTGTAAATAAGAATTTATATCACTAATATTATATAAACCATCAGGTATAACAACTTGATAAGTTGTAGTTGTTGTTCCATTAGTCCAAGTATAACTAAAAGTATTATTTTGTCTTGAAGCGAGTATATTAAACCATGAGTAATACATGGTCACGCTACTAACAGCAATGAATTTATCTTTCAATACTACTGAATTAGGAAAATTATAAACATAAGAATTATTTTGTCCGTTTGGAACTACATTTGAAGCGGTTAAAACTATAACAAACATTTTATAATAATATATATTACTATAAACTTAAATATTTAAATTCTATAAATTACATTTGTCTTGATAAAGAACCAAGTTGTCTTGGCATAACAATTCTACTTTGTCTTTGAAATTGGACGGGAGCAACTCCCTTACCTTTTACATCAGGTAAAAATTTTGTTTTGTAATAACTTTTTAATCCAGTCCCCGAAATATTCAAATTAGTATCAGTAAGATTTAAATTTATCGGCACTTGACTGCCTCCAAAAAAGAATGGAGTTTGAAATCCTCCGCTCTGCATTGGTATAATGTCATTTGGTAAATTCGGGTTTTGAACCTTAATCCAGTTTTGATAAAATCCGCTCATTGTATATAATATAATTATTGATATTTTTTTATATAAGTTTATTAAGTCATTGAATATTGAATGAACATTTTAGTTCAATAGCCTAAATCAGATAATAGGTCGTTTAAGTCATCTACATCGGCTTTTGGTAATAATCCTTGTTTTGATAATTTTCTAATTAATAGTTTAAATTTTTTAACTAATTCTAAACTATCATTACCACTCATTAATTGACCTTTCATAACTTCAAAATTATGAATATCTTTTTCTTGTTGGTCTTTTGACGGAGCGGGAACACTTAATCTATCTTCTAAATTTGATTTTTTAACAAGTTTAGATAAATATAATTTTTCATCTTCATCAAGAGAGTTTAAATCTTCAAATTTAGGCATACTACCTCCAACCATTGTTTTAATAACATTAGATAATTTAGTACTAATTCTTCTTGAAGGCATATCAGGATAATTTGATTTATTCTTTCTCCTTATAGTTAATATACCTTTCTCTAATTTTGATTTATTAATTTCATTAATACCAAATCCTATGTAATTATATGGTTTTTCAACTTCTATTATACCTCTACCTTTCATTGGTTTAATATTTTTTTTAATTTTTAATCCTTTTCCTGTTTTTGTAAAATATTTATCTAAATCTTTTTCTCTAATATTAGATGCTTTTTGTCCTAAATTATTTTTTAAATTATATACATATTCCCCATCATTATTTTTTTTTACTTCATATATTTCCCATTTACCTTCTCCAAAATCATTTTTCATAATATATTTATCCCAATTAGATTTTTCCCAATTATGACCTATCCTATAATTATCAGGTTCTTCATAATTATTAAAATAATTAAATGGTTCATCGTCATAATAGTCTGGATTATTAAATAATCTGTCTAAATTATAATTATTATCAAAATCATATTCATCTTCAAAATCAAAATTTTCATTATATAAAATAGAATTTAATGTTTTAAATTCTGGTAATGATATTTGATTTGGATATAGATTAAAAAAATTTTTAGCAATAGCAGTTAATCCAATAATACCCAATACAGCGAGGGATTGTCTAACATTAGGATTACCTAATAAAGTTCTCATTTCATTAACATCTAATCCATCATTAATATCTATATTTTCATCTATATCTTCTAATTGACCAACATTATTTAAGTTAGGTTCATCTATAGCATCATAAAAATCAGGTTCTTCCTCATCTTCAATAGCGTCATAAAATTCTTGGTTTCTTGCTTGTTCTACATCTTGAAAAACTTGATTTTGAATTTGTTGATTTTGTATTCTTTGTAATTCTCCAAAATCTCCTTGAGTAGAAGGGTGGATATATACAGGGTCTGTAATAGGATTAACAATATAAACTTTTTTCGCATTTGATGCGTTCTTTTGTTCTTGTGTTTGTCTTTGTATAAATTCTCTTGTTTGTTCTGCTTGTAAATCTCTCACTTGTTGTTCTTTATTTTTTTGATTTTGTATTAATTCAATCATTTTATTAGTTCTTGGATTAGCCATTATTTCATCAATAGGATTAATCATTTCTTTAAAACTTAATATAGATTTACTTAATAAACCCCAATTTTGACTTTTCAAATATTTTTTCATTTTTTGTATAATTGTTTTTAGTTGAATAGCCTTTGGTAATTCTTCAAGTTTATCAAAAAATTGTTTCATACTCGGATAATCAAGAGTATGAGGAGCATTAATATCTTCTCCTAAATCAACTTGTGTCATATCATCTAACATTAATTTTAATTGATTTGATGTTGGTAAAAAATTCTTACAAGCAATCATAATATATTTAATATTATCCAAACCTTCCATAATATCAGTAGAAACAACAGGAGGTATTGTTGATTTTAATAAATTAATTTCTTTAATTAAATCTTGTAAATCAATAATAACAGGGTCTATATCATTAGCACTTAATATACCTCCTCTTACTCCTTGAGATGTTTGACTTTGAATATAAGTTTTAGTAGTTTGAAATTTTCCTTGTTGGTCAGCATACATATTACTTATAAACTGAACTATGATTTGTAAATCATTATCATCACCTGCTATACCAAATTTATAAACTCTTGATAATTCATTAGCAATATTACTCGCTCTCTGTGCAAGAAATCTTAATAAAGAATTATCAACATTCAATGGACTATTCATAACTGCTTCTACAATGTTTATACCAAATTGAGGCTCGGCTATAGGTCTTAAGTCGCTTGCTATTGACATTTTTAAATTTTCAACATCTTTTAATTTTTCTGCATTTGTTCTTGTATCTTGTAATTGACTTTGAGGAGGTAATTGTCCTGTCAATAAATAAGTTTTATTAGCTTGTAAGTTCATATCATTTATTTTTTCTTGTAGGTTTAGAGATTGCATATACTCATTTCTAAACTTATTAATATCTGCTGGTGTTTTAACTGGTTGTCCACTCATTATATATTTAAATATATATTTTTATACATTTAAATAATTATATTAAAATTTATTTGTATTGATAAATAGGCACTTTTGATATATCTAAATCACTATCATCAAGTATTTCACCTATTTTTTCATTAAATTCTTCAATAATTTTTTTATGGTCTATATCATTATATTCCCACATTAATTTTTGTAATTTTCCTCTTTCCTTTAAACTCATTGATAAAGTATTAGTAAATATAGATTTATTCATTTTCAATAAACATAAACATTTAACCCTTTGTATCATTTCTCTTTTGTAAATTTTATCTTTATCAATTTGTTCTTGTTCTTTTTCTAATTCTTCATCTTTAAGTTTTAATTCTTTTAGTTGAGTTTCAATTGTCGGTATTCCATCATCTGTTAATTCTTCAGGTTTATATTTTAATTTATATTCCTCAAGAATAGGATTGAGTTTTGGTTTAATTTCTATTTCCATTTTATATAGTATATAGTATAATTATTTTTTTATATATTTTTAATTGCCTTTATAGAATTTAATTTTGGATTTAATAAATTAATAATTTCTTGTTCTTTTATCAATCCATCTTTTTTATCATTACAGGGATATTTTAAATATATTTCCATAACAAAATTATTAAAACCTCCACACCCTCTTATATATTGATATAGAGGATAATTATATTTTTTACTCACCCTATTATTACAATTTTTTTTATGATTGGATTTTCTTGAACTAAAATTTTTAGTAGAACCAATATAAAATATATCAGGATTTTTTAGTTGATATATTTTATAAATTACAAATTCATTATATTTTGTCATCAAATATATAAATAATTATATTGATAAAATTTTATATTTATGAAATTAATAATTTTTTATGATTAGTTCTATTTTGTCTATACTTTGTCCTCCTTTAAGTGCATCGGTATATTTAGTTTTAATAGTTGATATATTATATTTACTAAATAATTTTCTTATATATGGACTATCGTTTAATGACATTAAGAATTTACCTTTTAAATTATCCAATATATCTTTTAATTTTTCATAATCTATAAAACTATGTTTATAATGTTGTTCATTACTTCCTTCATAAGGAGGGTCTAAATATATAAATGTATCAGGACTATCAAATTTTTTAATAACTTTTTCATAACTTTCATTCAATATAATAGTATTCTTCAATCTTTCACTATAATTTACTACTAAATTAATTTTTGTCTTACTTCCAAAAGCCTTAAGTTGAGAGTAAAATGATAATCTAAATAATTTAAACAATCTTATAAATTTTCCATAATCAGTAGTAGGTTTAGAATTTTTAATATTTTCAAAATCTTCTTTGTCATAATTCCCATCAACATCTTTTTTTATTCTTTCAAAATTATATTTTTTAAAACCTTTATATATATCAATAAGGTTTTTATCAATATCATTGATAATTTCTTTAACACTTTCTTCTTTTTTAAAAAATATACTTCCACCTCCTACAAATGGTTCTACATAAGTCATATTTTCATAACCTTTAATAAACAATGGAACAATTTTAGTCTTAAGTTTATATTTACCACCCATTCTACCTACTATACCACTACCAACTATATTATCTGGTAGGAGTTTATTTGAGTTGTCTTTCTCATTTACTTTTTTCCTCTCATTGCTCTAATTTTTGCCATTCTTTCTTTTGCTTCTTTAGAGCCTTTTTTTAGTCCATATCCTAAAGCCTTTAACATTTTACTTTGACTTTCAACCATTTCTTTCATTGCTTTCTTTGCTTGTTTTTCCTCTTTTTCTGCTTTTGCTTCTAATAATTGGTCTAATGCACTATTTTTTGCTCCACTAAATTTTTTATATGGTAAAGATTTAATAACTTCTACTTTAACTATTCCTTCAACATCTTTCTTTTTCTTCGGTCTTCCTCTCTTCTTTTTAATACCAGCACCCAATAATCCTTGAACGCTTCCCTCTCTTTGTTGAAATGGAGGTTTAACTACAATCATACTATCAGCATCTTTACCTAATTGACTTTCTTCGTACATCGCATCAAAATCATCTCGTAAATCTTCAGGTTGTTCTTTAGTAATAGGTTGAGGTAATGGTAATGCTTGGACGGGTTGTTGGTATTTACTCATCATTTGAGTAATTAAATCTTCATAAGGATTATCAGGATTATATACAAAACCCTTTGGTTTATCACTTCCTATAATATCTTTTGATATTTGTTTATTCATTTTACCCATAAGTTGCATTTGTTCTAAAGGGTCTCCACCAAACATTCCCATACTTAAAGCATCTCCTGCAAGCCCTACATAAGGATTTTTAGATTGATTAGGGACATATTGATTTAATAATCCACTCGTTAGTTGTGATGCCATAACTCCTCCTATTGGACCACCATACATTGTCCCAACTGCTCCTGCTACTCCTGAAGCCATTGGTATTCCAATAGTTTTTACAGCAGGTAATAATTCTTTTTGAGTAAATCTACCAAGAGTTTTACCTGCGGTTTGAAATCCTCTTTCAGCAGGTTTAAATACTTTTTTATTTAATGTTCTACCAATTTTTTTAAACTCTTTACCCAAATTAATTTTTCCTCCTTCTACTTCACTATCCATAATTTTTTTTCTTCTTCCCATTTAAATAGTATAATATTTTATATGTTTATTTATTTAAACCTGTTATTTTCTTCTAAACACTATACCACCACCTTTAATTATTTCTTTATAAAATATTTTTTTTAAATCTTCTGGTTTATAAAATTTTTCTTCTAATATAATTCTTTTATCAAATAATTGTAATGCTCTATGAGATTTTAATTTCATGTTTTCATCAAAATATTTTCTCTTTAATCCTATCAATTCTTTACCCCTTACAAAATCTATTTCTTCATCTTTAATAGGTTTTGGTTCTGGTTTTGGTTCTGGTTTAGGTTTTGGTTCTGGTTTAGGTTCTGGTTTATGTTCAGGTTTAGGTTCAGGTTTAGGTTCAGGTTTTAGTTCTTCTTTTATACTATATTCTTTCTTTGGTAATTTAAATTTTATTTTTTTATATTCTGTTCCTTTTCTTTCGTGCCATAATTTTAAATACCAATTAAACATTGCACTTAAAGTTTTTCTATTATCTTTTTCTTCCTTCAGTTTATCTTCATATTCGTCCCATTTATCTTTATATTTATCATTTTCTAATTTATTTTTATAAATTTCTATAAACTCTAAACTTCTCATAATTTTCTTTTTCAATACAGCAGTATGTATAACTATTTCTGTATCAGTTGCATCTTTATCAAGTAAAACATTATATCTTTTAAAATAATAATATACACCTTTATCAACTTCATATTTACCAAATGCACTAACTTTATTATTTCGTATTGCTTCTATCATTGTAGCCTCTCTATAACCTTTTGGTATATCACCAATATAATAATATGGTTTTCCTTTTATTTTCTTTGGTTTCTTAATTTCTTCATCTTTCTTTTTATTTTCTTCTAATTTCTTTTTCTTTGCTTCTGCAAGTTTTTTACCAAGTGCTTTTGCTTCTTCGCTTCCTTTTTCAACTCTTGCTTTTGATATTTTTACATCTTTCTTTATGTTTGTTTTTTTAACACCGCCTTTCTTTGCTTCTTTAGCCTCTCTCATTTTTTGTGACCAAGCAATAGCCTCTGGACTTCCTTTTTTAAATCCTTTACCTCTTAATATTCTTAAACTATCTTCTCCTAAAGGTTCTCCTCCTTCGTATGCTTCTTTTGATTTATGATTTAAGGGTTTAATTAATCCTTTACCAATTAATCCTTTACCAGTTAATTTTTTAAGATGTTCTAACCCTTCAATTAATTCATATATCTTATCTTCTTCTTCTTCTAAAATATCATATTCTTCTCCTTTAGCGGTTTTAAAGGCTTCTTGTATTCTTTCATATTCTTCATTTAAAAAATCTAAATCTTTAATTCCATAACTTTCTCCAATAGTAAATTTTCTCTTTTGAACTACTTTAGGCTTTTGAACTACTTTAGGCTTTTCTTCTTCTTCTTCTTCTTCTTCTTCTTCTTCCTCTATTTCTTCATCAACTTCTTTTTCTACTTTCTTTTTCTGTCTTCTGTTTGGGTGTTGGTCTCCTTTGTCGAATTCTTTCAATAAGGATTTTTTTGCTTGTTTTAAACCCCATAAATAAACTTCTTTATTTTCAAAATCTTTTTTATCCATAATGTATAATATAAAATATATATTTATTATATATATTATATTCTTTAAATAAATTTATATAGGAATAAGAGATTTGTCGTTGGTACGATAAATAGAAATAAGAAACTTTTTATAAAAATCCTAAAAATATAAAACTCTAATTATAATAAAAAGTTTTCTTATTTCTTATATCGTACCAACGACAAAACGACAAATCTAATAATCTTCATCATCACTACTCTCAATATTTTTTTCAGTTTTTCTTACTTTCTTTTTAGTAATAGGGATATTTCTTAAAAACTCATCAAGATTATAAAATCCTACAAAACCCTTTCTATATTTTTCATTCTTTTTAGTTTTACCTCCTTTAATGATTAATGGACTTAATTTTTCTTTAGTAGCATCGTCAAAAATAGCAGTTAGTTGTTCTTTTTCTAATTCTCCACTCCATTCTCTCATTATATAATCTCTTTCTCTTTTAGAACCACCTAAATCAAATAAAACCAAGTATGTGCTATTCTTTCTTATAATTTTTGGTATATCAACATAAGATTGAGATAAAAACATAAGGCTTACATTCTTTTTTCGTGCTCTAATATAATAATCAGATACTTGGTCCAAATTCTTTGATAAAACTAAATCGTCCCAAATAACTAAATGATTATATGATTTATCATAATCATCAAGTTTAGGATTGTTATGCATACCTTCAACAACTTTAATAGCATCACTTTGACCTACCAACCAATTATATAGAGGTTCATCTTTATTGCGGGTGACTATAGTAATGTCAGAAAATGTTCCTTTACCCTGACTAAATACTCTTATTAAGTTTAAAACAAAATTAGTTTTACCACTACCTGAAGGAGCAACTACACACATTCTAAATGGTATTTCTATTTTATGTAATTGAAAATTAGGATTATCAGTTTCATCAAGATATTTTTTAGGAACAACTTCATAAAAATTAATAATTTCATTTGGTTTTTCTTTTGGTTTTTTTCTAATATCATTTTTTCTTTGAATATTGATATATTTATCTTCGTTCATTTATATATAATACAAGTATTTATATTTTTAATAATTATTATTAAAATTTTGAATATATAGAATATTATATTAAACAAATGGCAGATTACTCACCACCAACTGAAAATTTACCTATATTTGATGTAAGTGTATTTCAAACAGCAGAAACAACGCTTACGCAAGGTCAAGCAGATAAAAGATATTTAAGATATCCAAACGCTCAAGGAACAGAAAATTTACAGGCTATAAATGTTTCAGGTATAGCAACTATTAATAATTTAACATCAGTAAATACTACTTTAGGACAATCTAATACGGCTACATTTGTAGTTAAAGATAATACTTCAGGTTCAAGAGAGTTAAAAGTTGTTCCTCACGCAGGTGCAAGTGGATATAATCCAGCAACACTCGCTGGTTCAACATTATTAGTCGCTGACAATACCTCCAATAATTCTATATTACAAATGACATCTTTTAGTGGAACTAACTCATCAGTAATTGTAGGAACTACATATACAACTATGGGTTCAGGAGGCAGTACATCAACACCTACAACATCAGTAAATTGTAATGGTTCTACAAATACATTAACTCTCGCTGGAACAACTTTAACAATCAATAACACTAATGTTAATTTAACTTCATTAACATCTCCAACCTCAAATGCAACTCAACCTGCATCAAATGATAATTCTAATAAAATACCAACAACTGCTTGGGTTCAAACTGCTATAGCATCAGGAACATCTAATATCACTCCTAATAATGTTAATATTACTCCAACATCAAGTTTATTAACTTATACTTCAGGAATACAAAATTTATATAATATGGGTGCTTTTTATGCTTTATCAGGTAATTTAACTCAATTTTATACAGGAACTACAAGTCCTACACAATATACACCAAATAGACCTATTCAAATAAGATTTACAACTGCAGACGGAAGTAATAATTTTAATTTAACTCAACCATTAACTTTTACTCTTAATTGTTTTTTCTATAATACTGGTAATTCAAGTTATGGAGAGACGAGTTGTCAATTAATGATATTTCCCGTCGCTTTAACTTCAAATTGGGGTTCATTTGGTGCAACTGATTATAATATTAATAACAATATAAATGGTAATACAGGATTTTTTTCTTCAGGTCGTCAATATTGGACTTCAAACCAACAATTATCAGGATTTAGTGGAAGTCAGGGTTGGTTGCAAGGTGTAAATAATGCTACTGGTGTATATACCATTTATATTTATTTTACTATGTGGAGTGGTTCTAATTGGAGTTATTGGATTAGAAGTCAAGCAACAAATGGAGCAACAGGTGCAAGCCCTGCAATAGGAGTTCAAATATTTTCTTAAACAAAATATTTTTTATTTAAAATCATAATTTTATATATATTATATAAAACAATGACTACAACACCAATCAATATAGACTACAATGGAATACAAATTAATGCAACTAACAATGATATTTCAATAACATTAACTATGGACGGAACTGATAAAGGATTAATTTTTCAATATGATAAAACTACAGGTAATCCTAAAACTTTTAAAATAACATCATCAGGGTTTAATTTTACTGACAATACAAATAACTATACAACACCTATAAGTAATATAGCATTGTTATCAAATGTTCTCGCATCTCTACAATTACCACCAAATTCTCATACATTGAGTGTTAATAGAACTTTACAATTAACGGATAATACTACAACTTCTAATATTGAAATTCAGTCAGGAAATTTAAATGTTGATGTAAATAATAGCGGTGTAGCAGTTTTTAATCAATGTCCTCAATGTTCTATAGCACCAACAAATGCCAATGATTTAGTTAATAAAACTTATGTTGATAATAATGTTTATAACATTACATCAGTTGGTAATAATCAAGATTATTTTCCCGTTTTAACTACAGGAACAGGGACAGGTGCTCCTCTATTTATTGATAGTATTACAGGACCATTTAGATACAATCCATCAAATGGAAGTATAACTACTCAATCTTTAGTTTTAGACCAAGTAAATAATAAAATAAGGGCTGGAAGTATCGCACAATCACAAGCAAGTAGTGCAGGAAATGATACTATAGCATTGGGTACTGCTACAGGGTTTAGTCAGTCAGCAGGTGCTATTGCTTTGGGACAAAACGCTGCCAACCCTATATCATTACCACAAAATCCTCAAGGAACTAATGCTATAGCGATAGGTAGTTCGGCTGCCAGAAACTCACAAGGTAATGAGGCTATTGCTATTGGATTTAATGCAGGAAGAGAAAGTCAAGGTTTAGGTGCTATAGCAATAGGACAATCAGCTGCCCAAGGTGTATCAAGCCCTCTTGCAGGGCAGGGACAATATGCTATAGCAATAGGCTCTCAAGCACAATCTGCTGGTTCTGGTGATTATGCTATTACAATTGGTGGAAGTTCAACGGCGAATACTTTTCAGGCAGCCAACTCAATTATTTTAAATGGTACTGGTAGTTCATTAGCAAATACTACTGCAAATAGTTTTGTTGTAAGACCATTAAGAGGACTTACTTGGGGTATTGGAGCAGGAAGTTTATATTATAATAGCACAACAGGTGAAATTTCATTTTCAACCAATTAATATTTTTTCTAATTATTAAATATAAGCATTTGTTTAATATATATAATATATAAAAAATGACAACAACACCAGTTAATATAGATTTTAATGGAATACAAATAAATTCATTAGATGAAACGACTAATATTATTTCAACAATGGACGGAACTAATAAAGGATTATTATTAAATTATGATTTATTGACAACGCCAAAATTATTTACTTTAACTAAAGATGGATTTACATTAGGTATTAATAAATCAAGTTTTGATTTTGTTTGTTTTCTACAACAATTATTACAGGCTTTAAGAATACCACCTAATGCAACTACATTAAGAGTTAATAATACTTTTAGATTTGTTTTAGGCTCTCATATAACTACTTTAACTATATCATCATCGCCATCAATATTAACTATTGATGTATCATTACCACATTTTGTAAGATTTAATACAAATGTAAGAAGTTTAGTTTTACCAACAACAAGTAATTGTTTATCAACATTACAATATTGTAATAATATTGTATCAACAAGAGGAAATGTAGTTGATAATGATAATAATGTAGCAACATATTTAATTTTTTCTAATGGAACAAATATACAATTATTTACAAACTTAACAAATCCTACACTCAATCCAGGCCCTACACTACCCGCGGGAATACAATATAATCCACTTGGTTCAGGATTAAATGCTATAGCATTTAATGCAACAGGGAGTAATTCAAGAGTTAGATTTGGTGGTAATTATACACAAACAAATTATGTAGCACATACAATTTTAATTGGTAAAGGTTGGTTTAATTCAATCCAATCAGGACTAAATGGTCAAGGTTGTATTTGTATTGGTAAAGATTGTTTTCAAAATAATGTCGTAAATTCAAGTGTTGCAATAGGTAATGGTGCTGCACAGACATTTACAAATCCAGCAGGTTTATCTAATTCTTCATCAATTAATATAGTTGCTGTAGGTCAAGAAGCAAGTAATAATAATTGTAATAGATTTTCTGTAGCATTGGGAACAAGAGCAGGATATACAAAAACATCTCCTCAAAATACTGCAAGTAATCCATCAGATGTTGCTATAGGATACGAGGCTTGTTATTCTACTACTACTATAGGAGCAAATACACTTGCTATAGGTTATAGGGCTAATTATTTAAATTATGCAGATGAAACAATTTGTATCAATGCTACAGGTACTGCTTTAACTAATACTATTAGTGGAAGTTTTGTTGTTAAACCTATAAGAGGGTTTCCTGTAGGTAATCCAGTGGGTAAAATGTATTACGACCTTACAGGAGCAATTACAGGACAACCTTTTGAAATATATTATTCAACAGGACCTTAAATATTTATATCAATAACTTAAAAAATAACTCATATATTTTATTATTATTATATGAGTTGGATATTAACTTTTGATGGAGTATTTTTTATATCAATTGCTACTATTATTGCAGGTTCATTTGGGCTTGCAGTTAAACATTGTTTAAAATCTAAATGCGAAAATTTTAGTATTTGTTGGGGTTTATTAAATATAAGAAGAAGAGTAGATTTAGAAGTTCAAGAAGAACTCGCTCAAATGGAACTGGGACAACTGAATAATGATGAAGTTAAAATAGAAGAACCTAAAGGGAGGCTCAGTCCTAAATTATCTTTTGGTAATTTTCAATCAAAATATATACCATATAAAAAAGATATTATTAAAGAAAAAAATTTAGAAGAAAAAACAGATATATAATTATATAATGAAAAAAAATATACATAAATATTCTAATCCAAAAATAGTTTTTGAACTTGCTAAAGAAATATACGGAGATGATATAGATATAAGAATAAGTGGTAAAGCAGATAAGAAATATATGATACTAAACCCTGAAACTAATAAATGGGTTCATTTTGGTCAAATGGGATATGAGGATTATACTAAACATCAAGATGAAGAAAGAAAGGATAAATTTCTTAAAAGAAATAAAGGTTGGGCTAATAAACCAATATTCAGTCCTGCATTTTTATCATATCATTTATTATGGTAAGAATAAGAGATTTGTCGTTGGTTCTATAAAAAGTATAAGAATAATTTTATAATTTATAGAAAAAATAATAATTTTATAATTTATATATTTTTTATTAAATTAATATAAATATTTATAGTATATATTAATTATATAATAATGCTTACAGATAGTCAAATAGAAGATTTATCAGAAAGAATGAAAATTCCATTAGAAGGTTGTTATTTTAAAGATGATATACCAACTCCTCTAAAATATAATAAAGTATATATTCTTAATTTACAAGATAGTGAAGATGATGACGGCAATCAAAATGATGGAACGCATTGGACTTTATTATATATAAGAGAAACTCCTAAAGGACAAATTGAACCAATATTTTTTGACCCTTATGGAGCACCACCAAGTGAAAATATAAAATCTATAGTTAAAAAACAATGTAAAAAACAATTACCATATACTACAAAAGATATACAGAGTTTAATGAATAATGCGTGTGGTTTTTATTGCCTCGCATTAGGACATTTTATTTGTTCTTCAAAATATAGAGATAATGATTTATATAAAGATGTAGATACATTTATGGATATGTTTGATGATTTAAATCATTCTATTGATTGGAAGAAGAATGAGTATATTTTAAAACATTTCTTCTTAAGTGAAGACCCTAAAGAAAGAAAAGAAGTTGATGTATTAAGTCAAGACCATTCATTTTATGATAAAATAATAGATGAAGATGAGCGTGGAGGAAGGGATATAATGAAAATCCCTGTAGATGTAAAAACTATAGACAAATAAAAATCTATTTAAGGAATACTATATATTTATATTTATATATATTATTATGGAAGAACAGAAAAAAGAAGAAATTAAAAAATCTACTTATACTGATGCTCAAAAAAGAGCAACTAAAAAATATAGAGAAAATAATAAAGAGAAGGTCAATTTACAAAGAAAATTATATTATCAAAATAGAAAAAATAAAGACCCTAATTTTTTATTATATAAGAGACAAAAGGCTAAAGAATATTATACTAAAAAGAAACAAATGAAAGAGGTTGATAAGAAACTAAAAGAAACTCCTCAAGAACTTTTGGATATGGCTATTGATAAAACAGAATTAAATAAGATTATAGAACAAGTTTTAGAAGAGAATAAAGAGAATATTGAACCAAAACAAGAATTACCAATTCAACCTCCAACAACACCTGAAAAAAAGAAGAGAGTGTATAAGAAAAAGAAAACTGAATAAATATTTGTTTGTATATAAATAATATAAATGTTTAATAAAACTATTTTTAATAAAAATCAAAATTATACTAAACCTATTAATGAACTTGAAAAAACAGATATTATTACTTTTGAAGATATGAGTTTTTATAAAGATTTCGTATATGAGTTAGATATAGAAAAAATAAAATATGAATGTAAAAAGAACAAAGTATATTTAACTAAAGTTATAGATGGTAAGAGAACAAAAAAATCTATAGATGAACTGAAAGAAGAATTACTAAAATTAAAATTATGATTTAAAAATAAAAATATATAATTGTATATATATGACAGAAAAAATTATTAAAAAATATAGAAATAATAAATATTCAGTATTGAGAGATGACGATGATTTAGAAATAATATGTTATGATGATTTTATATATTATAATAATATTAATAAAAATTTTTTTGATAATGAAAAAATTAATAATTTAGAAAAAGATATAAAAAATCTTAATATAAATAATAAGAGCAACGACAAATCCTCTATTCTTGGTAAAAGAAAATTTGAAGATTTTAATAATCCCTGTAAATCAAGAAGTATAGGTTGTGGGATATATGATTAATTTAAAATTATATTTATATATGTATTATATGAAATACATATATATTACTGGTTATTGTTTTTGGTGTGGTAAAACTAATTATTATTCTTATTTGACTTATAATAAAACATATTGTTATATATGTAAGAATTATACAGATTTAAAATTTAAAGATATGGGAAAATGGTGTTGGGCTTAAAAAATTCTATAGTTTATGTTTAACCTATTTTTTTTTTAATTACGGAAAATGCTTGTCATTTTCGTAGATTAAAAACAAAAATTAGTTAAACATAAAAGCATATATTATATTATAGAGTATGTCAGTATATAAAGTAGAAGAACCTGATGAAGAACCAATTTTTTATAATAATGATGGTGATGAAGTATATTATAGATTATATAGTAATCATCAAAAGAAAAGATTTATAAGAGTTCTAAATCAAATGAATGATACTTGGTTATTGACTTATAATACATTAAGATTTATGAGAAATTCAGTATCTTTAGAAGAGAGTAATTATTTTATGGATAATATATATAAAATATTTTTTATGGAGTATAGATATAAAATTAATCAATCAATTGACCCTTATTCTAAACCAATTAAGAATAAGAAAAATAAAAAATTAAATAAATTAAGAAAATCTATAAAGAGTTTATAACTTCTATAAATAATATAACTCCTAAAATATAAATAAAAAATAATATTTTTTCATCATAATAATCAACTATTTTTTTATC